AGTTGCTGCCTTTGGTAATGGACTTCGTAGGATAATTGGTGAAGAAGCCAACCCAATTGTTGAACGACACTTAGATGATTTTATTCGTGCTGCTAACCCAGAGAATAAGATAACAACTGCACAGTCTTTTGAAGATACAGCAGTTGCTGCAATCCACCGCGCATTAGGAATTTCTGATGAAGCAGGTGCTGCAATCTGGGGTGCTTACAAGCGCCGTAGGCAGTCAGCAATGGACATGATGAGCAATCGTAAGTTCTTAATGACAAACGACAATGTCGTCTTGAAGATTCCATACTTGGAACGCCAAGGCGGTAACGCTCTTCCAATGCTTGATGTTGAACAGTATCATCGTGTTCTTAGCGAAAACATCGGCCTTACTAAAGCACTTGATGGTTCATTAAGACTTGCCGACCCTGATGCAACCCGATACATTGCTGGAATCCTCAATGATATGTGGAAGGCATCCGTACTTCTTCGCCTTGGATATACTATCCGAAACGTGTCAGAAGGTGCTTTGTCAATTCTTGGCAAGGGTTATGGTCTAGTCGCAGCAGCACAACTCTTTGAGAAAGATGCAGCGCGAGCATGGTGGAATAACCGTAAGACTGGTTATGACAGAATTATTGACAAGCGTTTAGTTGGCAAAGGCCAGCGTGAAGATTCAGTGCAGATTAGAGAGCGCATCTCAGAAATTTATGATGAGATGGCAATGTCTAACCAACTTGATGAAGAACACCTTGTTGCTGTCATTGATGCTGCAGAGCGTGCATATCGCCGTGGCACACTAGATGAAGGTGCCTACGCAGAGTTTTTAGATGTATTTGGTCAAACAACTGGTGAGTGGTTATACCATGGTTCAGTTGGTGGAATAAAGCAACTAGACCAAGCAAGACCTCTTGCTATGAATCTTAATGAGTCGCGTGCAACACAATGGGCAGAAAGCAGAATACCAGTAATCTCTGTTGCTGAGTTATACCGCCGTGAATTTGGTCGTGCTGTAAAACTTCCCAAAGAAATTACACAACTCCCTGGCGAAGAAATTGGCACCAATTTAGTTTCTCGGCAAATGCCTACTCAGGAGTTCAATGCTCTTGATGAGTATGTACAAGGCGATGTAAATGTAAGATTTGATGTTCAAAACTTCCTTCGTGGAAATGCTACAGCAAGAGGAACCGACTATCCTTTTGTTAATAAGTTAAAGCGTGCCATTGAGCGCAGTGTTCTTAAAAAAGATACAGTTGTTTATCGCGGAACATCCAACCCAAGTATTCTTAATGCAAAAATTGGCGACATTGTTGAAGAAAAAGGATTTACCTCAACATCAAAAGTTCGCCGTCAAGCAGAAAAATTTGGCACAGGTGTTTCAAAAGAATCTATTGTTGTAGAAATGCGCTTACCAAAAAGAATAAACGGACTAGATGTTAATGCAGCATACCGAGATTTTACTGGATTACCAGTACCGGGGTATGTAAAGTCTGGTGCAAAGTTTGACGACAATTCTTTTGTTGCAGAACAAGAAATATTGCTGCCTCCAGGGTTAAAGTTTAAAGTTATAGATATTAAAGAAGTTCCAAATGAAACTTTCCCGAATAAATTACCGCCAAAGAAACAAGTTATTCTTGAAGCAATTGTTCCAGCACGCAAGCCGGTGGTTACTTTTTCCGCACAGATGCAAGAGTTTGGCGATACACTACGTCAGGGCCTTACCAATACAGTAGCCAAGGGAAATCAAGTAGAAATACTTAATCCATCTACAGGAACTTGGCGTGCGATTGACCCAGAAACTGTGTCAGAAGATTTACTTATTACCTCACAGTTCCGTATCCGCAAGCCCGGAAACCAAGGGCAATTGCTTGGAGCAAAGGTTTATGGTCAATCACTAGACCTCCGCACTATGCGTGGTGGCCGTGCATACTTTGGGTTGAGAGATTACCCAGAGATTATGAAGATTCTTGGCGTTACCGGCAGAGAAGCCAACTGGGGTTCTTCTTCCCTGTGGGAAGGTAAAGAGCGCCAACTTCTTAACTGGATGCGGGCCAACGGAATAAGCAAGTTAACCTTGCCAGATACCAAGGCTAGAGGCGGTCATAGTGTTCTTGTTGACCCAAAGATGATTGAAGGCTTTGGACAACAGCCAACTAAAACTATGGCACAGGAGCGTTTAAACGCTGTTAAGAACGCTCAGAACCTTCTTAGCGATTCTTCTCGGATGACCCAGATGCTTTACCGCACCATCCAACAAGGTGGCGGAACATTTAAGTTTACTGTTGAGCAGAGCGGTGATGTTCCAACTCAAGGCGTATCTGTCGCTGTTCGTGGAGCAACTCACGCATTTTCTGTTGCTGATGCACAGGCTAATCCACAACTGTGGATAAACTCTTTGGCTGACCACCTAGAGGCTAATCTTGATAAGATGGCAAAGGCAGACCACTTTGGCACATGGATTGAAGATATAGATGGTGTTCCCCATATCTGGGCAGAGCCAACCAACATCGTCATGGACCGAGCCACTGCTGTTAAACTAGGAGTTGAGCGCAACCAAAAGGGTGTGTTTGATGTCGGCAAGGGTGAGTTTATTTCTACGGGAGGAACCGGGGATGAAAAAGCAAGCGCAGCGTTTGCATTGGGTAAAGGCACAAAAGCCATTAGAGCAGATGTCGCCGGAAGAGCGCAGAGCGTTCGCGGAGCAATTAGCGCAACAAGCGTTGAACGCACTATTGACGACCTCACAGAATCCATCTCCAAAGGAAAATACCCTGTAGAAGGATTACTTAATTTTGTACGCGATAAGGCAAATACTGATGCTGCTGTTAAGCGTGATTTGCAAGAACTACTTGGGCGTTTAAACGCACGGGTTTCAAGAAGAGTCAAGAATCTACGGACCACGACAAGTTTCTGGAACAGGCAAGCGTAAAGCCAAACTGTTCAATGGTCAGGTTATTGAATACGATGATGCTGGTGCTGGTGAACTAGGACAAATCCTAATGAGCCGTACTGACAATGCTCAGACATATCGCAACTTTGTTGACTCACCATCGCAATTGTTCCAAGCAAACTTTGGCAACATGGTTGAGGATGTACTAAGCCCAGATATGCCACAGTATTACTCAGGCTACGCAAACTCCCTTAACACTTTCTTCCGTTCTCCAACAGATGACAAGATTGACCCAATCATCATGCAGTTCTTGGATGGCAAGAAACCAGAGCAAGTTATTGCATGGTTACGCAAGCCAGAAAACGCAGCATATAGAGCACGATTTAACATTGACGTTCCGGGAATCCAAGTTGCATCAGAGCGGCTCAATGTTGCTATTGATGCTGAGGATTTTGTTGGCGATTTGTACAGCGCCTACCAACGCTACTTGCCAGACGGTGAAATTCAAGAAGCGTTCAGAAACAATGAAATCACAGAAATGTGGTTGCGCGAACACTTTGCTGATAATCCATCAATGCCAGAGATTGTTGGTCGCTTTGTACCTACAAGTCCACAAGCAACTAACTTCATGGAGAAAACGCAGAAGTTTGTTGAGAAGGCATTTTACTTCTTGGGAAGTATGCCAGAAACAACTCTTGCTCGCCACCCATTAGCGCGTGCTGTTTATCGTGCTGAAATAGAGAATAGAGCAAACATTGCTTTATCTATCAAGAGGATGAAGTTTGGTGAAGATTCTGAACTTAGCCTTGCAGACATTAACGGACTACGCAGAGATGCAATTGAAGCAACTCGTAGAGAAGTAAATAAGACACTCTTTACAATCATCCGCAAGTCTTACGCTGGTGAGAAGATGCGCTTCATCATGCCGTTCTTCAACGCATGGGAAAACACCATCCGCCGTTGGTCAACCTTGGCTATGGAAAACCCAGCAATCCCAGCAAGGGCTGGTCAGATAATTTCATCTTTGCGTAACCAACCAAATGTGGTTGATAAAGATGGCAACCCAACAGAAGAGTTTAGTTACGATAACAAAATTATTCTGCCTATGTCAGAAACTCTTGTTAAGATGCTACCTAGCGGGCTAGAGTCAGCAATGCGTTCTGCTGGTATGCAGGTTAGCATCCCATTACGAAGCCTTGACATCCTATTCCAAGGCGAAGCAATAGCAGGCTTTGGTCCTATCGTTGCTATCCCAGCATCAGAAATTGTCAAACTTCGCCCAGACCTAATGGAAGTATTAAAACCAATTCTTCCTTTGGGTCCATCAGATTCAATTGTCAAGCAAGTTATCCCACCCGCTATTCAGAAACTTTACTCAATAGCAGCGCAGGATGAGGCTTGGTCAAGAACCTTTAACACTGTGTATCGCTATGAACTTATCAAGTATAAACTCGGCGAGCGCACTACCGAACCAACACTTAAAGAAGTACAGACACTTGCAAACAATATGTACTTTGTCAAGATGCTTTCAAATCTTGTCATGCCATTTGCTGCACAGTACGACTCACCATTGAGTTGGTACACACAGCAGTTCCGCAAGTTACAGGAAACATACGGCAAGGATGCAGAAACTATCTTCTTGCAGATGTACCCAGACTTGGCAGAAGCAACTGTTTCTACATCCCTCAACACCAGCGGTGCGCAAGCATCAGTTAAGGCTTGGGAGAATAGCAACAAGTACAAGAGCCTTATCTCAAAGATTGGCAACCAAACTCCTGAGATGATTGGCTTCTTGGTTAACGACACCAATGGTCAGTATGATTTCAGCGAAGCGGTTTATGCCTGGCAATACGGCAACTCTCCAGTTCCCGGCTCTAATGAGAACTACCGAGAGCGCCGTAACCCAGCACTTCTCAAGCAAGATGCCAACAAGAAAATTGGTTGGGTTCAGTTCCGTAAGAATATGGATTTGCTTGAGCATAAATTATTTGCAGAAGGATTCACTTCGTTCAACGAACGAGGGGCAGAAGAACTACTTGCTTACAAGCAGGCAATGGTTGCAGATTTAGCAGCGAAGAACAAAGACTGGTATGCTGACTTCCTCAATGTTGATAGAGGCAAGTGGATTTACAGAATTCAGTCAATGCAGACAATGTTGACTAATCCTGAGTGGATGAAAGACAATGCTAATAGACCAGTTGTTCGTAGCATATCAATATATCTTAATACTCGTTCTCAAATTGCAAGAGAGTTGGCAACTCGTAAAGCGCAAGGTTTGCCATCAACTCTAACTGCCGAAGCAAATCAAGACCTTGATGGTGCGTGGAACACTGTCGTAGCACAACTAAAACAGCAATCACTTGAATTTAGTGATTTCTACAATCGGTTCTTACAAAACGACCCAGTAACATTAGGATAAATAAATGGTGCAACCAACAGCAAAGCAAGGACCAAAGATGGAGTCCATCGGTGGTCAAGGCGCTTCCGTAGGTGGAGGTGCAGCAGGAGGAACAGCAGGTCGTGCTAGTAAGGCTGCAACTACTGCCAAAGTAAAGCCAAAGAGTTCTTTAAAGTCAAAGGCAGTAAAAGGAGCAGTTGGAGCAACAGTCCTTTATGGTGGAGCGAAGGTTGCTCAAAATGTTTTTGGTTCCGATGCTGTTGACCCAACAGACCCTAATGCCGTGGCTGCTGCTGCTGTAGCACAATATGCAGCAAGTGGTGGGGATGTAAACACCATGGTTACTAACCCTGTGTTTCAGCAAATGGGATTAGACCCTAATACTTTCATAAGCAATTTTAGTACCTACCAACTTCCTACAACTGGTGGCGTTTATCTTGGCGAGCAACAATACACTGCTTCAATTCCAAGAAGAGGAACAAGAATTGGAACCCGTCAAGTAACTGTTAGCACATCTGAATGGGAGAAACAATTTCCTATTGCTGACCCACAGAAGTTAAGCCAGTTTAAACAAAAACTTGTTGATGCTGGATTAGTTACACCATCGGCAGGTATTCAGGAATTGCAAACAGAGTGGAAGCGCTTTGGTGAGTTTTCTTCTATGGCATATAAAGCGGGAGAAAAACTTACCCCAGACCAAATCATTGACATCCAAAGAGGTCTTTGGGGCGGTGGCTCTGGCGGTGGACCATCCTATTCCTTACAGTATTCTTCCCCAGAGTCTATTAAAGATGTTTATTCACGGACATATACAGCGCGTACTGGCAATATATTATCACAAGATAAACAAAATAAATTTGTAAATTTTATTAACAAGTTGGAAAAAAGTAAACCAACTAAAACTGAAACAAAAGTAATTAAAGGAAAGAAAGTTACTGTTACCACCCCGGGAATAACTGGAGCAGAAATTTCTGCAGAAGCAGAAAAACGGGCTATGCAAGACCCGGAATATAAAGAGTACCAAAATGCAACCGTATTTGGTGATGGTCTTTCAAAGGCATTGGGGATTAGATAATGGCTATAGAGAATCCATTTAGCAACTTGCCTAATGAAAAAACATCAGTAGATGATTGGGTAATCCGACTTTTACAAACTACCCCACAACTCAAAGCAATTTATGACCAAGTTCGCAATCCTGAAACTGGCGAGTTTATTAAAACGGCAGATGCCATTGCTCGGTTAATTCAAAACAGCGACTGGTACCAAAAGAGTGGTCCAACAGTTGCGGCACAAATTGGTGCAAGAGCAAAGTATGGCGAAAAGTATTTTCAAGATGAAGTTGATAAGTACAAAACATCCCTATCTGGGTTAGCCAAAACTATTGGTTTAAACATGGCAGACCCATTGGTTGCTTCTCAAATATCAATCTTTGCTGAGTCTGCCTACTATAACCAGTGGGATGCAGCAAACCTAGAGAACCAACTTGTTAAGCAACTTGGCAGCATGGCGCAAGGTGGTGCTTATGCAACTTTGGCGCAGGACATATCAGAGTATGCAAACCTTATGGGATTTGTTCCATCAGAACAAGATAAGAAAAGTTATCAGACCCGCCTTCTTGGAACTGTTGACCCGGTATCTGGACTTCGCCTTCGCTCAACTGCCGATGAGATTAAGGCTGAGATTCGCGCAAACTCTGCCAAGACATACGCAGTTTATGCAGACCAAATTAATGCTGGCTCTACCCTTTGGGATTTAACATCCGCCCAACGCAAGCGTGCAGCATCGCTTCTTGAGATAGATGAGAAGTCTTTATCGTGGAACGACCCACTTCTTAAAGATGGAAAACTTTTTGTATCCGTTGATAAAGAAACTGGCAAGTTGGCACAACGACCAGTGTGGGATGTAGATGCAATGGTAAGACAGGATGAGCGCTGGCAGTACACAAACAATGCTAGAGCGACTTATGACAAGTTTACCTATGAACTTGGTAGAAGGATGGGGAAGATAGGCTAATGGCTCCTAAGAAAAAAGCAACCCCGCCACCTATTCTATTGGGTGGACAAACAGTAATTCCACCAGCACCAAAGCCAACTTTGCAAGAACAAACTGCTGCTCTTCAAAAACAAGCAAGAGAAGCAGAAATTAAAATGCAAGAACAAGCATACAAAACACAAATGGAAATTGATAGAGCAATGGCACCATTTGCTGAATTAGTAAATGCAGTTCCAGCAGTCAATACCACTTTACTTAATCAAGCCATTAATGCGCGTGCAGCAGGTGCTGCAGCAATGGGAACATTAGACACACAGGCTGCTATTGAATTAGCAGATACTTTTAGCGCAAATCAAACAGGTACAACGCCAGTAGGAAAAACAATACCCCCGGCAACAGTAACACCTGTACAAGCAGCACCAGCGCCATCAGCACCACCAGCGCCCACAGCAACACCCGTAGAAACACCAGCACAGCCTACCATGACAGCAGAACAAAGGGCTTCACGGGTTAAGGCTTCCGACAGGCTTGCTGCTCAAGTTAATGCGTGGGGCTTTCCTCAGATTGCTACTTGGCTTAACACTAAGATTATGGCTGGCGAAACAGAAGAAGCAGTCTTTGTTCAGATGTATGACCAACCAGAATATAAGACACGCTTCCCCGGTATGGAAGCCCTCCGTAAAAAGGGCAAGGCCATCACCGAAGATGCCTACATGAAAATTGAAGATGCTTATACCCAAACAGCACGATTCTTTGACTTGCCTGCTGGCTTCTACGATGGTGCTGAGGACTTTGGTAATTTAATTGGCAATCAAGTGTCAGCCAAAGAATATCAAGACCGCCTACAGGCAGCACAAGATGTCGCTAAATCTGCTGACCCAGCGATTCGTCAAGCACTCACAGACTTGTATCAGGTTTCTGAGGGTGGCATTACGGCTTACTTTGCTAATGCGGATAAAGCACTTCCACTTCTACAGAAGCAAGCGAAGGCTGCTCAGATTCGTGGCATTGCCAAGACAGCAAAGTTTACTGACCTTGCTGCTGCTGGAACTGCTGCACTTGAATCACTTGCTGGAAGAGAAGCGTATTCAAAACTTAGCGAATCGCAACTTGCTCAAGGATTTGGCCAAGCAGATATTCTCCGACAAACACAACAAAGACTTGCTGCTATTGAAGGAACAACCTTTACCGAGCAACAAGCCCTATCTGCTGTAATTGAGCAGAATCAACAAGAACTTCTTGCATCGCAGAAACGAGCCCAGCGTGAACAGGCTCGCTTTGGTGGAACATCCGGTTTGACTGGAACATCTCTACGGAGCACCAACACCTTCTAAATAGAATCCTCCTCTGACCGACCAGCCCAGAGGGGTGTAGAAGTCTGGTAGCAATAGCCAATTCGGATTCCCCTATCCGCGTTGTGGATTGCGAATACAACTAACAAGGGAGATAGGTAGATGACTACCAACTATCACGATGACGAAGATGACGACTTCAATGACCAAGGTCAGGATGCCGTTACGCAACTACGCAAGGTAAATAAAACGCTGGAAAAGCGTGCTAAAGAACTTGAACAGGAGTTGAACAATCTGCAGAAGCAGAATCGTCAGCGTACTGTCAAGGATGTACTACAGGCAAAGGGAGTTAATCCAAAGATTGCCACATTTATTCCGTCAGATGTTGATACCTCAGAAGAGGGCATCAGCGCTTGGCTCAATGAGTATGGCGATGTCTTTGGTATGGAACAGTCGGAAGAAAAGGCGAAAGCCCCGGCTCAAGACCTAACTGCACAACACAGAATCACAAATGTCGTTTCAACTGGTCAAGCACCAGATATTGACGAAGATGCTTTATCAAAGATTCTTAACGCAGGAAACCCCGCAGAACTTAACCGCATCCTTGGTATTTCTTAACTAACTACCAATCACACCACAGGAGGTGGACTAAATGGCATATACAGACACCACGGCTATGGCTGGTTTAATTAAAACCGCTTATGACCGTTATGTTGAATTTGCCCTGCGTAATCAGCCAATGGTTCGTTCCGTTGCTGACAAGCGCCCAGCACAGCAAGCAATGCCGGGGTCAACCGTTGTATTCTCACTTTACAACGACCTATCGGCAGCAACTGCAACTCTCGGAGAAACATCCGATGTTGATGCAGTAGCACTACCAGATGTATCAACTGTTAGCGTAACCCTTGAAGAAAAGGGCAACGCTGCTCTTGCTACCCGCAAGTTACAGTTGTTCTCACTCTCCGATGTTGACCCAGCAATTGCTGACATCATCGCCTTCAACATGGCTGACTCACTTGATAAGTTAGCGATGGAGCCACTCCGTCAAGGAACCAACGTTCTTTACGCTGGCAACACCGCAACCTCAACCGCTACCATTTCGGCAGCATCAACCATTGACTCTGCAGACATCCGCAAGGCTGTTGCAAAGATGCGCTCCAACAAGGCCGTTCCACGCGAGGGCAACCTCTACTGGGTCGGTATTCACCCAGAGGTTTCGCATGACCTCCGCGCAGAAACCGGCAATGTCGGTTGGCGCGACATCCACGCTCAAACAGATGCCGGTCAAGGCAATCTCTGGGCTGGAACAATTGGAACCTATGAGGGTGCTTTCTTTGTAGAAACATCCCGTATGTACTCCGCAAAGGATGGTGCTGACCAAGCAGCACTCACCACAACTGCTGTTACCGTTGGTGGAAGTTCCGCAGGTTACACCCTTGGTGTTTCCGCAACTTCCGTTATTGGAATCCGTGCAGAGGTTGGCGACAAGATTTCAGGAACTGGTATCGCTACAGGTGCAAAGATTACTGCACTTTCAGTAAGCGGTGGCACTGAAACAATCACTGTTGACCTTCCACACACTGCTGCAGTTACAGCAACCACAGTTGTTACAGTAACTCCAGTAACTCGCAACTTCCGTACAATCGTTGCCGGAAAGCAAGCACTTGCTGAGGCCGTTGCACAGGAACCAAGCGTTGTTATCGGACCAGTTACCGATAAGTTGATGCGTTTCCGACCAATCGGATGGTACGGCGTACTCGGATTTGCTCGCTACCGCGAAGCATCCTTGTACCGTATTGAGTCCGGTTCTTCAATCGCAGCACTCTAGTCGCAATTAGTAGAGGGGCAGGGTGCAAGCCCTGCCTCTCTCTAGTAAGGAAACTAATGACTCAATATAAATTCACAACACCAACAGAACTAGAAACACCTGCTGGCGGTGGACCATTATTTGAGCGCATTGGTTTACACCGTGGCATCAGCGTTTTACGCACAAATGGTATATACTCTTCCTATAGATACCCGGGCTTAACTGAGGTCAACGCAGCGCAAGAAGTCTATCTTGGCGGGCGTGAATACATAATTGAAGAAGCAACAAAAGATGCTTTGACTGCACAAGGATACGGCGAGTACATAACAGAACTATGACAACACTACATCAACTACAAAAACATCCCGAGTATGTAGAGGGTTGTTTTGGTTGCAAAGTATCCACACTAGAACTATCTACCGGCGATGCTAACGCGAAGAAGTCAATGCCAGAGAAAAAGTGGAACGCTGAACTAGATGCCTATAAGCAAGCAAGAGCGCAAGGCATCCAACCAAACGGAACCACTATGAAAGATATTGATGCTGCTAAGAAAGCATCTGAGAATCTAGGCAGAGCATACGATGGAAATAGTATGCCAAGTGCCAAAAAAATCAACAAAACACTTGCTACGACAATGAATCAGTTAGGGATGTAATGACAACAATAATCGGTGTTCAGGGTAACGGCTGGGCGCTGATAGCAGCAGATTCAAAATTAGTTTATGGCACGCAGCCTTTCTATGCTAAACAAATGGATAAAGTTGTTAAGCGTGGTGAGTATGTGTTCGCATTTGCTGGAGATGCTATGGCTGGAGATATTGCCAATCACCTTTGGACTCCACCCAAAATTAGCAAATCGCTAGACCCAGACACATTTCTAATGTTTAAACTATTGCCCTCATTAAGAGAAGCATTTGCTTCTGCAGGGTATGACCCTAAGCAAGAAAGCAAAAAGGATGAATCGGGCTTTGATGCCCTTATCGCCTTTAGCGGAAGAATCTACCAAATCACCTCAGACTACGCATGGATGAGGGATGACAACAAATTGTTTGGCATCGGCTCTGGTGGCTCCTATGCCCTTGGTGCTTTAGTTGCAATGAAAGCAAACACAAAGAGCATAAAGATGGCAACTCAAGTTGCCAAGCGTGCAATACAGATTTCCAGCCAGTATGACATTTACACGGGCGGGGAAGTAAAGGTTATCACTACTAAGGAGTAATTATGTGCGTTGAGTGCGGATGCTATGGCGCTATGAATCCCTACGGGATTGGTGGGCGTGATGTAAATAAGCCACCAGTACAAGCAACTGTAAAGAAGTCAACTGTTTCTAAGGCCAAGAAGATGGAGATGGAATATGAAGAAGATGACTAATAAGCAAAGCAAAGTCAAGAAGGTTATGAAAGAATACAAGTCTGGAACCTTGCACTCAGGCAAGAGTGGCCCAGTTGTTACCAAGCGCAAGCAAGCCGTAGCAATCGCAATGAGCGAAGCAGGTATGGCAAAAAAGAAAAAGAAGATGTAATGAAAGATGCACGCCTAACCCGTGCCGTGAGTATCCGGCTACAACAAACCAAAGCGCACTCCAAGCCACCCAAAGAAATCTCATGTTGTGGTAGCCAAAGAAGGCAGCCAGGTAAAACTCATCCGCTTCGGACAACAGGGAGTTACTGGGGATAGGCAACCTTCGGCACGGCAGAAGTCCTTTAAGGCTCGCCATGCCAAGAACATTGCTAAAGGCAAGATGAGCGCAGCATACTGGGCAGACAAGGTGAAATGGTGAAGAGCAAAGCATTTTGGGATAAGCCAAATCCAAAGAAGAAGTCAACACCCCTTACAGCAGCACAGAAAGCCAAGGCCAAGGCTATGGCTAAAAAGGCTGGTCGCCCTTACCCAAATTTAGTAGATAATGCAGCAGCAAAGAGAAAGGCTAAATAATGGCCACAGGAGTCGCTGGAAGCACCCTTACAGGTGAACTCAACCGCCTTGCTGGTATCACCAGCGTTAGTGCCTTTAAAGCCCCACAGGGGGCTGCTAATGCCTATGCTGGAACCTCTGGCTTGGGTATTGTAGGAGCGCTTAACTATAAGGCTAGTTCTAGCCGCCAACCTTCTGCCTATAAAGGTTTAAACGCAGTATGCAATGAACTTGCTGGAACCACTGGCAAGTCAGCCGTAGATGCTTTGAGGTCAATTAATATATGAGCACATTTAACCAACTCACTGAGCGCGTAGATACGCTGCTGCATGGTTACAGTTTAAACACCGAGTCAACCACTTGGCTTACCACCAGCGCTACGACTACCAGCACTACCCTTACGGTTTATGATGCCGGTCAGATAGGTAGAGGATATATCCAAATTGGGGATGAAATACTCTATGTTAACAATACGGACAATGTTAACAATACGGTAACTATCGCTCCATGGGGTAGAGGGCAACGCGGTACCACTCCTGAAACTTTTACCTCAAACACCAAAGTAACAGTAGCGCCATTGTTTCCACGCAATGAAATTAAAAGGGCTATCAACGACACCATCAACGCAATGTACCCACAGGTATTCGGAGTGGGGCAGACAGAGTTTTCTTATGTTGCAGCCAAGACCACTTATGACTTGCCAGATACAGCAGAGTCAATTCTTTCTATCACACATCAGGTGATTGGCCCAAGCAAAGAGTGGTTCCCAGTACGAGGTTTTCAATTTGACCGCACAGCCAATCCAACTGCATTTGGTACCGCTGGTGCGCTTGGTAAAAGCATCAGCATCTTTGGTGCCATCACACCAGGAAGAACAGTGAGCGTTGTGTATTCCAAGCGCCCAACTGTGTTAACAAACGGCAACGATGAGTTCAGCACTGTAACTGGACTGCCTGACTATGCAGAAGATGTAGTTATCTACGGAGCAGCGTTCCGTATGATTTCCTTTCTTGACCCATCTCGCCTTGGTCCATTATCTGCAGAAGCAGATTCTTTGGACAATCAACGCGGTGGCCGTGCTGGAGAATCCGCAGCGCGTTTCTTGTTCAATATCTATCAAACCCGTTTAAACGAAGTATCGGCAAACATGAATCGCCAATACCCAGTTCGTTCCCACTACCAAAGGTAAGGTAAAATGGCAGCAGGCGACCCAGGTTCCCCAGCACGGTAC